AAAACAGCGAGGTAGACCATTCAAACCAGGACAATCTGGTAATCCTAAAGGCAGGCCACCAGGAACGATTTCGTTAACAACCTTAATCAAACAAGAGCTAGATAAATGTCCAGATAGTGATAATAAGAAAACATACGCTGATTTAATAGTCAAAAGAATACTAACAAAGGCAATCAAAGATGGTGATCCTCAGATGATAAAAACTGTATGGGCATACATCGATGGACTTCCAAAAGCCGACATCACCATTACTGATGTAAAATCAAAGGTCGACAAAACAAGTAAAGCATATAAGGAATATATAAAATGGAGAACTCAACAGGAAAAGAAATTATTAAAGAAGAAATAATTCCAAGAGATGAACAAAAGCAAATTATCCTTGGAGTAATAGATGGAGTTAGAAAAGAGATATTCAATAATCAGTTGATGGAAAGATATTTTATAAGAAGAGCAATTGTTCAACCATCATATCAGACAGCACTAGGAAATACACAAAAAGGGATTAAGGATAGCAAGTTATACCTAAAGTTTTTAGAAGAAGTATTAAAAGATGAGTACTAAAGCAACAACAAATATAATAGATCATACAGAGAGTAGAATCAAAAGTTTCGAAGACATGGAGAAGATAAAACCCAATGCAATAGTATTGGATGATGATGAGTGGAATGAATATGCAGATTTGTTTGGCATTCAACCAGACAAAGAACTAAACAGGAAGGCAAGGAAGAATGGAGTATTATTCTTCAGAGGAATAAGAGTTATTAAATGGTCTAAAGTAAAAGGATTAGCAAACACATGATCACACAAACAATTATCATTCTAATGTCAGTAACTTTCGGATGGATACTAAGAGATATTAAAACAAAGAAAATTGTAAAGAATGTTTACAAAGCAAAAGCATTAGCAAGAAGGAAAATAAAAACTCATAGAGGAGTAATAATGGAATGGCAAAGACCAGAAGAGCCAGAGAAAGAAGCAGAGAAAGAAGCAAGGAAAGGACTATAATATGAACAAAAAAGAATTAGAACAAAAAATTGGAAGATTAGAAAAACTACTATTACCAGAAGTGGAAAAAATTAGTAGTGATGTTGAGTGGGTTAAAGAGGAAGGTAAATTAGAGTGGAATAGAAAGATTAATGGATTATCAATAGATAATTACTTTGACGAAGAATGTTGCAAGATATATATTGAAACATCAGTGAAAAATGGTAAAAAAATAAAAGGATGGGCATGTAAAATGGATAGGGGGATTATATTATTTAGCAAGTATATTCCAATTTACAAAGATATTATTAGAAAAATGGAGAAAATTCAAAAAGAATTTCATAAAGGACTATAATGGCACATGTTCCAAAGAAACCAATACTATCCGGACAGGACATGGCCGACATACAACAGCCACTGAGTAAGGACGGATATACAAATGACCAGTTCGATAAACTATATGGTAAAGATAGTAATCCTTCGATTGGAACAGAGAGGGACAGAGGCAATAAGAGAAAGCAATCATCATTTTCAATAAACCCAAAAGCTTGGGATAGGATATTTGGATATAAAAATGAAGAAACAACTGATAAACTCAAAAAAAAGATTTAGAGATTTCTTAGAAGCATCATGGGAGGAGCAAATCCTCTGGTGGATTAAAGACAATGAGATGAAGACAGAGAAGGATATATCAATGGAGTTCAAGGACAGAAGATTCCTTGAAGACATATTCAATGACTGGAGTCCAATACAAACATGTCGCAAAGCATCACAGATTGGATTTTCAACACTAGAGATTATCAAGAGTTTCTTCGCAGCAAGAAATAAGGGATGGAACATAATATACACACTACCAACATTCGGAGATGTAATGCAGTTCGTTTCATCAAAGGTAAATCCCATAATAGCGAACAACTCACAACTGTCTAATTGGGTTAAAGAAAAAGATACAACATTCCTAAAACAGATTGATAAAAGATTTGTATATTACAGAGGAACATTCAGCAAGAAGACACAGAAAGAGAAGATGCAATCAGGAGTAGGAATCATGCTAACCAGTGATCTAAACATCCATGACGAATCAGATCGTAGTGACCAGACAATCATAGAGCAGTACGAGTCAAGACTAGAGGCATCACAATATGGAGGCAAATGGTACTTCTCAAATCCAACAGTACCAGGAACGCTAACACAGAAGCTATGGGACAAATCAGATCAGAAGCATTGGTTTATAAAGTGTCCAAGATGTGGCAAATTGCAATGGTTAGATTATTATAAGAATGTATGCAAAGAAAAAGGAATATACATATGCCAGAAATGTAAAAAAGAGATAACAGATGATACGCGCAGAAATGGGTTTTGGGTTAGAAAGTATAGGGACAAAGAAATTAGTGGATACTGGATATCGCATATGATGGCACCATGGATATCAGCAAGCAAGTTGATAGAATCAGAAAAGAATAGCACAAAGCAATACTTCTATAACTTCAACCTAGGACTACCATACATAGGATCAGATGTAACAGTAGATGCAGAGTTAATTCTAAAGAATGTAGTTTATGGAGAGCCAAACTTCAAAGTAAACAATGTGATAGGAGTAGATACAGGACTAAGAATGCATTATACATTAGGCAACAAGCAAGGCATATTCAAAGTTGGAGTAACAACTGACTGGGACGAGATAGAGTTTCTAATGAAAAAGTATGAGGCCCTCGCAGTATTTGATGGACTAGGAGATCTAACCAAGCCAAGAAAACTAAGAGATAAATATCGAGGCCGAGTATGGCTAACATATTTCAAGAGAGACAAGGACCAACCAGATGCAGTTAAATGGGATCCTGACAAGATGGCTGTCTATGTAGATAGGACAAAGATAATTCAAAGAGTGATAGATGAGTTCGTAGATAGCAACATGAAGTTCTATGTGGAGCCGGAAGAATTATTGGATTACATAGACCATTGGAAAACACTTTATCAAATAGAAGAGACAGACACGATCGGAGTAACAAGGAAAGTATGGGAAACATCAGGAGAGAATCATCATATCTTCTCAACGATATATTTCTACCTTGGACTGCTCAAGGCAGGTCGAGCCAAGGTAATGAACTGGTCAAGACCAGCAGAGAACTTAGCTCATGATCCAACAGCATTTAATATACAAGAAATGATAGAAAAGAATCAGTTTCAAAATAGTAAAGACTGGCGAAAGTAAACAATAGATGATATAATGAGTTCATGTCTAAAAAAGGATATAAACAAACAAAAGAGCATCGAAAGAAAATAGGTAAAGCTCATAAAGGTAAAAAATTATCTCAAAAAACTAAAGAGAAATTGAGTGCATATAATAAAAAAATGGGCGTTATTCCTCCTTCTCGTAAAGGTATACATCATACTAAAAGAACTAAAGAAAAAATAAGTAATACTCTCAAAGGAAAACTTATTGGTGGAAATAGCTCAGCTTGGAAAGGTGGCAAAACAAAAGTTCAAGGTCGTTGGTATATTTGGAAACCCGAACATCCTTTTGTTAATAGTGGCGGATATGTATTTAGATATCGTCTTGTCGCTGAAAAATGTCTTGGAAGATATTTAACCAAAAAAGAAATTATACACCACCTAAATGAAATAACAGACGATGATAGACCAGAAAATCTTTACCTTTTCTCTTCTCAGAGTGAACACATTAAATTTCATAGGTCTAAAAACAAACCCATATTAAAAGCTAATTTAAACAAATGAAAACAATAATAATCATAGTAGCTTTCTTCTTAGCAGTAATAGGATTATATGTCATGGACCAAATAGGAAAAGACATATGAAGAAAGAATATAAATTCATATACTATTGCCCAAGGTGCAATAACATAATGTTTAAGTCGAACCAGGACTTGCATGATGGAGAAATCATGTGTTCAAGATGTAATAAAAAACCAATTAAGTTTAAGGATTTGGTAATGAAAATTATCCACAAAAAAAGACTTGACACATGTACCAAATTAGATATATTATAAAGATATAAATATAGTACGAGGTGGAGATAAGTCAAGCGCCTCGGATTACGATCCAAAAAGCTTTTCGATATATTTTATATTGAGGAGTTTTGGGTCGTTTTTAATTATACAATTATGTCAAAAGCAAACGAAGAAACAACACTAGAACAAGAAGTCGTTATGGAACGGCAAGCTTTAGAATATAAAGAATCTGATGAAGATTTAGTAGAAGCAATCAAGAGTGCAGTAATAGAATCTCAAACATTGAAAGATATGATGGACAAGGCAGGAAAGATAAATGAGGAATACTGGGGGAGAGGAACAGATCTTGATGAGAAAGACATCCATCCAGGGAGAGCAAAGATTGTAGACAATAGAATCTTCACAGACTTTGAAACTATATTGCCAATCATTACAGCCAAGACACCAGAACCAACTATCATAGGAGATATTCCTAATGAATTAAGAGAGAGAATGGTCAAGGCATTATCAATAGCATATGAGGTCAAACAGAAACTCCAAGATAAACTTCAAAAAGTAGTTAGACATTGGGGATTATACTTTATCGGGATTTGGAAAGTTAGATGGGATGATGGAGTTATAACAGAAGTAGTAAGAGCAGAGAAAATGGGATTTGATCCTACGGCCACATCGATAGATGAATGTGAATATGCTTATGAATACCTGGAAGATACAATCAAGAACTTAAAAAAGAAGTTTCCAAAGAAGAAAAAAGATATTGATGAAAAGTATAGAGAACATAAAGAAAAGACAAAACTTAAATACATAGAGTTCTGGGGTGGAGGTGGAGAATGGGTAGCATGGAAACTTGGAGATATACTTTTAGATAAAGAAAGAAATCCAAACTTTTTATATAGAAAAGACGGCAAGGGAAGAAAGACAGGCAATTTATTCAAAGAGCCACCATTCCCATATTTGATATTAAATGTATTCAACTTAGGTAAAGATATATATGACGATACTTCTTTAATAAGTCAAACTAGGAAACTACAAGATGCAGTTAATAAAAGAAAGTGTCAAATATCTGATTTGGCAGAAGAGAATAAGAAACTAATTACAGCATCAAGCAATGCAATCTCAAAGGAAGAGTTTCAGAAGTTCATTAATGAATACGGAATGGTAGGACTTTGGTTAGATAAAGGGAATATAAACGAGGTCAAGGTAGAAGGAGGAAATGCACAAGCATGGATATTTGAAGACATGGCGCAAAGCTTAAGTGAAATAGATAATATATTTGGAACGCATGGAACAGTAAGAGGAGAGAGTCAGAAGCAAGAAACACTAGGAGGCAGAAAACTATTGGCAGGATCAGATACAGGAAGGATAGATGCAATTGTTCGTAGAGTCGAGCAGTTCATGGAGAGTTGGTACAATATGTATTTACATTTCATTAAGGTTTATGGATTAGAAGACGAAGAATTTAGTGATGGAGAGGAAACAGTCAAACTATCACCAGAAGAAATTCCAAATGGAGTAATAGTTATGGTCAAGAAAGGATCAACACTACCAGTAGATAAGGCAAGTAGAGCAGAAATGGCAGGACAATTGGCAAAGGCAGATTTCATTGATCCTGAAACATTATTTGAAGAATTAGGATATGGTAAGCCAGAAGAGAGAGCAGATAAACTATTTGAGTGGCTCAGACTAACGGGTAAGATACAACCAGAGCAACCAGGAGGAGCTGAGGGAGCTAATAACCCTCAAGCACAACAATTAGAACGACTAAAACAAATAATGAGTTCACCGGAGTTTAAGAAGCTACCAAAAGAAAAGCAACAACAAATGGTTCAGACAGCAAGACAGGTAGTAGCAAAAATTAAAGGAGGCGGAGGCGCACAATAATGGCTACAATACAAGATTTCATAATGGGAATAATAGATAAATATAAAAAGTCGATATCAATTGGAGATTATTTAGCAATCAAAGATAGTATAAAAGAACTTCAAGATTTATACATTAATAGCAATGAGCAGAACATAGCAACTCAAGATAGGAATAGGTTACTAAGAGAAGAACTTGATGGAAGAGAATCAATGTCATTCACAGAAAGATTAAAAGAATTATTCAAATAAATATATGGTAAAAAGAAATCTAAAAAAAGAATTTAGTAAAATGGTTAAAAACGAAGGAAGAAGATATGGTAATCCTAGGAATGAGATTGAACGCAAGAAAAGACATCTTGCTAAATTCGGAAGTAGTGAATTACCACCACGAGGTAGTGGCAATAATTAAAAATAAGGATTAATAATTAAAGGTCGAATTAAAAAGATTATTAAAAACGGATTTTGACTCAATTTCAATATTGAGGAACTGAATCTAAAAAACAATGTCTACAACAGATCAAGTTTCTGAGGAAGTATTAGAAGAAGGTGAAGAAGAAAACGAGG